GAGAGGTTCGCCTTTGCCCTTACCCTTGAGCTTGCCATTCTGCATTGCCTTATGATCTGTATAATCCTTCAATACGCTACTTACTGCATCAGAAAGATTTTTAGATACCTGCTTATGCCAATTTGACATTTTAATTCTCCTTTTTAATTACCTTTACCATATACTTTCCACGCAGTAGCATACAGAACCTTTTCCCACTTGTCGCCATAGCGTTTCTTGAATTTTTCCTTATTGCCTATAATAAAATCTTCTGCCTCTTTTCCAGGGGGTGCAATTTCTCTAATATTATCATTCCAACTAATGAGAGATCCTATCCGCGCAACATCATCCGGCTGACCCGGAACCTCTTTACAGTATCTATCTGAAAGTTCTTTTGTTCCCCATTCTCCAGGGGATTCTGAAATCTCTTTAAATGACCTCACATCCATACTCCTATCCGTAGTAGTATTTAGTGTATTTTGAATGTGAGACTCCCAAATATCGGAATCCATAGTCTTCTGAGAAGCGCCGCCAGAAATAAAAGAATTTACTCTATCAAATGCATATTGATGTGGAGTTTTTTCTCCATGAATAGGAGAACATAACAATCCCCGAAGAAATACTTCTAAAAGAGTTCCATACTCAAATCCATGTTTTTGTGCTTTGCTTAATAAAGAGTCTCTATGATCCTCAATCATTAAAGATTTATTATGTATAAGCAACAACATACGACGATACATTAAATCATCATTCATTATATATTCTAAAATTTTATCTGTAACAGAAAAAATATGCTTCCTTAACTCTGGATTTGGGGCAGACTGTTTTATATCCTTAAATGCCCTCTGGGTAATTGGAATATTCTTTACCGGAACCAATCCAAACCGAAGCATTTGATTAAATCTAGGACCGCGAATAGAAGACTTACTATGAACACCTTCTATCAAAGAACAAAATTCTTCAGTAATTTGCATTCCTCTACGAATTGCATCATATAATTTTTTTGGATTTCTTAATGGCGAACCTGCCCTAAATGCAGAATAATCTCCATCAACAGCAGCCTGTCTCATTTTAGATGCAGACATTCCAGTCACACCTTCAGCTTCTGGATCTCGTTCTCCCGCCGAAACAACTTCCACTTTTTCAAAATCATAATCTCTTCCATTATATCGTGTCAATAATTTTTTTAAATCGGCAACGCGGTCAGAACCAACAACCAAACAAACCTCTGCATATTTTTTATCAAGAAAACTCATCACATCAAATACAGTTCTTAGTCTAGGATTTACGCTCACATTCTTTGAATGTTTTGGAAATGCCTGTTTAATAAAATTAACCTTTGTCTTAAATGTTAATGGATTCTTTTTTGCGTCTACAGTTTTAGATGCAAAAATGGCATAGTCGGCAGATCGTGCCGTTGCCTCTTGGGCTACGCGATCCATGACCACACCATGTCCTGTTGTGGGAGGGTTAAACCTTCCCCACGCAAATACTATTTTCTTTCCCATAATAGCAGGTTTCCCTTAGCCTAACTGCCTGTGTATAACTATCCTGCTCTTTTAGCAGGATCAATATCTTTGCCTTGTTTCATTTGTTTCAATCTCTCTGCCTCTGCCTTTTTAATTTTAGGCAACAATCTATTTGCAACTTTAGAAATGACAGCTTTCTTTGAATCTAATTTCTTTTCAATTGAAATTACTTGTTGCATAGAAGCCAATTCACCCTTCGTCTTGCCGCCAGCGACCTTCTTAAAAATTAATTCCCTAGCCTGTTTCATGGCGCGCTTTTTTAATGTCTGGGGATCAGCAAATCGCTTTAACTTTCTCTTTCGAGCGCGAGCAATAACCTTAGCCTTACGCTTCATTAATTTTCCCTGTTTACGTTTTCTCTGTATAGTCCACGCTTCGTTCATGGCTCAAGTCTCCTATTGTGTATATTTAGGAATCCCAGTTCTTTATTGCCGTGAAATTCTGATGCGAAAATTCCAAACGATCAACCAATTTAATCATATTCCCATCATTATCTACTGCAACATATCCCTCGGGCGAAGTTATCCTAAATCCTGTTTTTGTTTTTACAAAAGTAGAAGTTGCTCCTTTTGATTTTGAAAACTTATCAATCAAAAGATTCTTTGCATCTACTATATGATTCTGAAACTCTAACACAGCAGCAAGAGTATTCACGCTTTTTCTATATACCTTTAGGTGTTGCTTCTTGATTAACTCTTTATTCTTCTTTGTCTTTTCTGTTTTTATTGCTGCAATCTTCTTGTCATGCCAATCAGAAAAATACTTTGGATACTCCCTTGCGTGCTTCTTTGGATCTGTAATCTTTTCCCCTGCGCGAACCTTATTATTATTATATGTTTTGATTCCCGATCCTGCCCAACCGCCCAACGATTGTTGCATTGCAAGAAAGGCTTTCAAGTCTCTGGAATTGATTTTTCTAAATGCCGTTCCGGCAGCAGAAAGAAACGAACCTAATTTCTTTGTTTCTGCGGCAGTCATCGTAAGCGTACCCGATACATCTTTAAATTGAGCATCATCAAACCATACACTTTTTGTCTTGGTAAGGGCAGATATGTTTACTCCAATACTTGCTTTCATGTCCGCAAGAACATCTCCAGTATATGTCGTATGAAATACAATGCCCATCTTTGATGCATTGATTTCTTTTGCAAGAGCAGAACCGGATTCAACTGCGTATACGATTGTGTTCGGCTGGAATGTTACATAGCTTTTTCCATCAATGGTTTCTGTGGACAGATCATCAGAAGTGTACATCATGTCTCCCTGCATCACTCCATCAATTCCGAGCTTTGATAATTCTTTTAGGGCAACCTTTAATTTATCCGCAAGTCCACCAGAGTATCCATGCTTGTCCAAGTCTGCATTGGTTTTAATTAGCTTCGGGTTTTGTGCAAAGACGCCTTTTGTTCCTACAAAAAACTTTCCATCAGACGGATCTGTCCCCGCAAACAATGCAGGGGCACCATCCCACTTAACCGACAAATTCATGGATGATGTCGTTCCACTCGCCAACATATCTCGAATGGATCTTAAAAAATTAATTGAAGCTCGGGCACCATCAATACCATGATCGAATACCATATCTTCAAGATGCTCCAGATGGAGATTCTTGTCTGCCTTGCCTTCACTTAGGTATTGAAATAACGATTTCATTATTATTACTTCTTTTTCTTATCTGGTGGATACAGTTTTATCAATTTTTTGTAAACAGCATCTAATGATCCGGTCCAATCAGATTCAAAGTTATTCATATCATAATTAGGATCTGGCGCATGAGTCTTCCTGAATAAAAACGAGCCAGCTTCAAACATTAACTTTAATTCAAGTTTATCTTTCTTTTTCTTCCCAGACCCAGATTCCCATTGTAATAATTTTGCCCGGAACTTCCAAAACAAACTAGTTTCAGTTCCGCCATCTCCGTCTGGATATGTAACCATTACTGCAATCCTACCAGTATCTTTTCCTTTTTTAAGATTTCCTTCTGCATCTCTCGCATAATTATAAGCAAATTCATACTTATAATTTTTATATGCAGGATGATGTTGTAGCTGCTCAATCATTGAAGGAACTAATTCTTTAATTTCCTTTGACTTAAATTCGATAATGTCGGCAGCATCTTCCCCAAAGGCACCAGCCTTTATTAAATGAAATGCAATCTCCTTTACCTTCATCGGGGGGGACTCTTTCATCTTATCAATGAATACATCAAATATTTCAGCAGTCTTCTCTTGCTTTTGAACCATCATATCTTTAGTCGTCGCATTTTGACTAAGTATCATAAGAACATCATCATTAAGTTCAGTTTTTGGATTGAATTTAATTTTAAACGCCTTCGCTAAATTACTAATAGCTTTCCAAGCTCCCGGATTTGCGAGTGTTGAGGAATCAGACTTCAATGAAAATGCAAGATTATCTATTTTTGTAGTTTCTCCTGTTTTCTTTCCGCCAATATATGCAGTAATAATAATATTAACATCGCCTTTAATTGTTCCCCCAGAAGACTCTCCTGCAACTCCAGCAGCATCAACCATAAGATGCACTTTATCCTTTGTGTGGTTGGATAATAATTTATCAACAAACTTATCAATCTTTTTTATTGCACTCGTTCCTCGCAGACCACTAAGCAATGTTCCCATTTTTTCTGATAATTTAGGAATATCGCCTGCCTTTGCGTAATATTTGTGTCCGGGGTCGCCGTCTCTATTATCCCCAAATGCACTAACGTTGCCCTTAATCATTTCACCTTCTTTTAGCTGAACAGCCAACTCAACAGTAAAAGTATCTGCGGGATACCTTTTCTTTGTTTTTGGGTGTTTGCCAGCTTTCTGATCCGTCACAGAAGGAAACTTATAACTCCACGGACGTTCTGTCATATTTTTTGGAATAATTTTTCTTCTATACTTATCAAGTTCCCTTACTGAAGGCATTTCAGCATCTCGGAGATAAAGTGCCACAGCAATTGCAAAAATACCTTCTATAACTGACCCTTCTTTAAAAGCACCTTCTGTCAGCTTTTGATCTTCCCAGTTTTTAAATGTTTTCATTTGCCCCATCCATCAATGTCAGGAATATTAGATTGACATACTGCCACCTATAAGGCAATACATTATTATTTATAAGAGAGAATAGTTACCAATTCCTTCTTCTGAATAAATCACATCCTTAATTCCAAAGGTCGCAATGGCTCGCTGACACCCCACACAAGGTTTGGAAAGCCCCCATGTAATCTTCTTGGTCTTCCTGTTTCCCGAATCAAACTTGACTCGGCAAACATAGAGGGTGGCTTTAGAAAGTTCATCCTCTGAGATTCTCTTCAAAGCATTCTTGATAGCATCTGTCTCTGCATGGAGAAAGATGGCACCTTCGCGCTCCGAGAATTGAGAATGAAACGGGTGGGACTTATTCTGGTTCACTCCATATGCAATAATTTGATTCTTGTAATGGAGTGCAGACGCAAGTCTGGCACCAGAACGATTTATATTCTTATCAAGATCCTCTGCAATTTTTGCAAGGGACTCCATAATTTTCAAGTGTTCCATAATGTATTAGACGTATAAAAGAAC